GAAGACGAAGACGAAGACGAAGACATGGAACCAGAGTTTGTCAGGTATTCGGGACCCGATCCAATCCTAAACCTGGTGAATGAGGCCGTTGATCGTTGGGACAGTTGGGTTCCCCAAAACCCGACAGAACAGATGTTAAAAAATGCTATTAATAGTAATGAGTACATCGGAGCCGGAGGGGTGGACGATTTCTGAATATAAATCATTTCAGGTGACAAATGATGATGATGATTCCGAATCTAGTGCCGGTGGAGATTCAGATGACGAAGAGCAAATATTCGCCAAGTCATCAATTGTCAGGATACCCAAGTATAAAAAAATAGTAGAGAAGGAGGAACTATTACCTGAATAAAATTTTCTATATATATGTTATAAAAACTCACAATGGCTGACATGACCGCCCAAGCTCTCAAGACCGTTAACCTCGTTTCTCAGGAACTCGAGACCCAGTCCCTCAACTCCATTGTCGCGGGTTTCTCCTTCGCGGCTGCCATGTCGTGGATGGACCTCGTCCGTTGGTTCATCCAGCAGGTGATTAAGGTGCCCAAGAACGGTGGTACCCAGTACACCCTCACTGCGGTCCTCACCACCCTCCTCTCCATCGCGGTGTACATGGTCGTCTCTGGTATCTCCACCCGTGTCTCCAAGCCCGCCCAACCCGTCTTCGCGATTACCCGCTAAGTTTTGGCTTCCGCTTCATGAGACTCAGGAGAACTAGTCCGACAAATACAATAATGCCAATGGAAATGTACTCTACTTTCCACTTATAAACATCCCCCACGATTTCTGGGATGCTTATTGGTGGTGGCAACTCCTTTTCAACAACTTCTAAGGGAACCTTTGGGAGACCTTCCAATTTATCAGTGGAGCATTTTATTTCAAATTTCAAAATATGGTCTTGATTCCTGAAATCGTAAGGAATGAGTCTACCATGGCTCATGTAAAAGAACTCTATTTTGATATCCTTGACGTACTTCTGTGGTCCCTTGTATAATTCATGTGTGAGTGGATCGTCAGCACCATGGAAGTTCATAACGTCTGTACCATTCAGGAGAATGTGACCGGTATAAAACGGTGTCGTAGAATACACAGTCTTTGTAAATTCATCTGACCCCGATGTCATACGAATAATGAGAGAGTTTGGTCCCTCAAGATTTATAGCTCCAGAAACGATACTATCACTTTCCACTGGATTTTTAGAAGAAAACCCCATGACTTGATGCGGTGTCGTGAGAGCCACGTTACTCAAATAACCATTTGTACCATCAAAGAAATTGAATGTGAAGGTGTTACTAGATCCCACATCCGTGTTTGAAAATGTTAGAGCCTGAGTATCTGTGTCAAATACAACCTGATCTATACATGTCGCCGGTGGTTGCATGAGAGTATCAAGATCTGATGCAAGGGCTGTGCCATCCGTGTAATTTGTTTCGTTTAATGTAACCTCTATGAGGTCATTAGGTGCACCCGAATCGTGAATGCTAAATGTTTTATTCGTAGTACATGTAATCAATTGAGGTGTTGGAATACGAGCGGAAATCAATTTGATTTGTGTGACATCATAAATAGGTTCTTTGAGAGTCACGGTGTAACTATTAGCATACGTATACACGTTGGTATCCCTCTCACTACTATCTATGTCAAGGGTGTGAACCTTCATTAAAATATAGGTACAATATTTTAATGATTGTTTTTATCTATAACTGAACATCTAACAAATACTTTGAGAGAGGGGGTTCTTCTGAAGCACTCTCGCCGCCAGACCCAAGTCTCTGGAGTTGGGATTCTCGTTACCCTTGTAAGCATTGAACTGGTGGAATGGCTTCTGCTGATAGTTTTGGGTCCAACCACCATTTGCACCATTCATGCGCCCATCAATGCGAGAAGTATCGGTACGAACGGCGGTGAGAGCACCACCCTGTTTGAGGGCACTCTCTCTAACATTCATACGACCCCTGTTACCCATGCGGTTAGCCTTACCACGACGATCCTCTGGACGGAAGCCATACTTCATCAACTCCTCATTGTTCTTCGTAGTAATCTGAGCGGCCGCACTAGTCGCGTACGCACCACTAAAGTTAGTAATACCTGGAGCGGCATGACTGTAATGGGCAAACTGCTGGTCATTGCGGTCACTCTTAAATCGGGTAGGATCCTGTGACATGGTCTGAGCCGATACGAAACGCTTCGCACCGTTGAAACCTAAACCATCTGCTCTGTGACCAGTCTCGGAACGGTTAGTTGTTCTCATCGTCTTCTGATGACTCGCTCTGGGTACCGCACCAGACATACCCTGAGCACGACCGGGCATCGCTGGGAGACGCGAAGGAAGATGTGCGGTAGTCTCGGGTTTGTTATGGGTCAGCTGACCCACGAGAGCCGAGCGACCACCGGTGGTATCCGCGGCTGGACCGGATCGCCCTGGAAGTGTAGTGAGCTTATACTCACCCACGTTGATAGGATTCACACGGAACATTTGTTGGAAACCACCACTCGCTGGAGTATCAGAACCAACACCGAGGCCTGGACCGACCATCTGCTTCTCAATTGGGGAAAGGTTGTTCATACGACCGGTATCATACATACGGTTTCTCATATTCAGGATCTCTTGGCCACCACTCCTCTGTTGCAGGGAGATATCGGCGAAGCTTTCCATTTCTCTTTTTTGGGGGACTTCTACACGTGGTTCAAATTCACGTTCAATAAATTCAGGGAAATCATTCTCATAAGTAATCTGAGGTTCTTGTGGCATCGTTTGCTGAACTGGCTCTGGTACAGACTTGGTACTCAAAGATCTACCAGCAAAAATCAAACCAGCAATAGCTGCAAGTGAAATGGGGTCAGCCATTCTTATTTTTTAGTAACATTTTTATTAGCGTATCTTTGGTGAAAGAGGCCGTTCTGGAGTTCCGCACGAGTACTCATTGGCTCATAACCAATAGAACGGAGAGGTACCTTGCACTCCATATTGGCGAGTGGGAAAAGGTTCCGTTCATAGGTTGGTACGATAACTCTGTTGAAACGAGTAGTAGATTGTGGACGAAGTTGGTCACTCACATCGATGAATTGCGCTGGAGAACCCTTCCCGGCCATGTAGGGGGCAGTTCCATAAAGCATAGTATTTGGACGACAGCAGTAGTTAAGGGTACTGGGCTGAGGATAGACGAATACTTCCTCAGTAGCTTTCACAGATGGGAGAGCGCCCGCATTTTGAACTATTGCAAGACCAGGTTGTAATTGGTATGCCATATTTATTATTACATGAGAATATTTATATTTAAGATGGACCGATTCCATGTCCCCGATGAGAAACTCGGCTATCACCGGCAGGGTCAAGACCCCCAAAAGCCTCTAACTGAACACCTCTGGCATCTGGGCTGCACATTTCTGGGTTGGTTCGGCAATTGCGTCCATTTTTGGATCCATAGCACCACTCCGCAAAAGCAGTCTGATCGCCTGGGATATTAGACACTGGAGCAGTCACAAACTGACGAGCAGCCGCAGCGCGTTGCCTCTCAGGGAGAGCCGAACGAGATCTACCAGCATCGTATGGAATGCGGTCGTCTAAATACGACTTAACAAATGGCTTCACTGTCGGGTAATAGCAGGCTTCTAAACGGTTGGGGGCATCGGTGTAGTCTGTCATGAGTACATTACCCATGGGATTGTCTACGGTAGGCATTTGACACCCCCGCCCATCATCACTTACACTGAAACCATACCCCTCCTTCACCATCTTAGATTTATACATAACATAAAGGACACCCAAAATAGTGCTACCAAGGACAAAGATCCTTGGATCACGACGAGTTAAATAAATGATGCAGCATGCATAAATTACAAAACGAGAAGAAGCATTAATTCGGTCTTCTGGAGTTTGTTCATTGTTTGGCCAGAATTGTAAAACCTGGTCAGATCTAAAGAGTTGCTGAGGATCGTCAAACCACGCCTTCATTTAATATACTATTAGGTTTAATTTTTGTTCATACCACCAAGCATACTGCCCATCATCTTCATGAGTGCATCCTGGTCAAGTTCACCACCATCGGTCTGCATCTTATCCGCAACACCCTTCGCGATGTTCTCAATTTGGGCGAGTGTATCGGCTGGAATGGAATTAATCGTCGTACCGAGCATGTAGAGAGTCTGGAGGTACTGCCAAGTCGCAGCCTTCGTACCCTCACTCATACGAGACCAATAACTCTTGATATTGAGATCCTTAAGGAAATCAATAGTCTCAATCTCCTCTAGGAGGAACGACTCATCCTTACCAGAAATCTTATCCGCGTAAGGACTCACACCCTTCATAAAACCATCCACAATGAGACGAGGGTTACTCTGTTTAATCACCTCAAAAGATGTAGTCATCTTCTTGATGCCTTTTTCATCTGGAAAAGTCTTGTGCAATTCCACAAGAAATTGGGAGAGCATGTCATTAAACGCAGTGACAGAAGCCATTTTCTTATATTATACATGTAATCTTTAAGTTTAAAAAGGTTCATTAGAAATAGTCTCACGTTGTCCAACACCGTTAGACACTATGAAGAATACGAGAATAGCGTTTAGGGCAGCTGGCTTGGTATACTTGTTAAGTTCTAGTTTCCCCTCGTTGTTCAGTTGAGCTTTGACATGAATGTAACCAGCGGTGATAACCGCGGCAATGAGTGCAGCGCTCATCGGATCTCTGAGATAGTCGGATAACTCCATTTAATTATACGCAGTTTTTTTTACACGCTGATCGGGTGCGTCTCCGAAAAGAACACCATCATCCTCTTCGGTGGCCTGAGGAGGAGGTGGCCCCCCAAAAGTTGGCTCGGGCTCTCCCATCGGTTCCTGTTCTAACTCGGGCTCTGGA